CCAAATACAGATGCTCCCGCCCCGCTTAAAGTTAAGGAACCGTCTGCTGTTTGTGATCCTGTTAATCCAGCAAGTGTGATTGAATCTCCAGCGTCTATGTCTCTACTTGGTTGAACAGTAAAGGTAATCGTGTTCTCAGCACCTTTTACATTGTTTCCGTTTACCAGCGTAGCTGTATCAAAGGTTCCCGGCGGTACAGTAGGACTGGCGATAACACCTAACCCAAATGTAGGAAGTACGAACATCTCTTAAGAAGCGGTGTCTCCGGCTAAGATGTAAGTGTCGGTATCGTAAGCAACAATGCTAGCTACTCCGTACTGACCGTTGATCTTTGTGTGAGACTGTCTGTTGTTTACTGTTGCTGTACCTGCGAACGATACTTGACCCGCTCCCTTTTGTATGAAGCTACAATTAAAGGAGGCTGGTAACCCGGTATCTACATTGAGAGTCATAGCTGTAGCCCCGTTATCTAAGGCTAATACTTTACCGTTGTCTGAGTCTAATAGTGTATAAGCATTTGCTGTGATCGTTGGGGTCTCTACTTTTGCCGCAAATCCAAATATCGCATTATCATCAAAGTCAAAGTCTCCAAGTTCTCCCGCAGTTACTCCTGTTATGAATCCGCTATCGTTGGTGAGCGTGGAGATGTTGTCTGCTGGTTGAGTAGCACTATCTGCTAATGTGCCTTGAGCCGCAGTTGCGTAGTCAGTTGATGCGGTAGTGGCGGCTGTGCCTAGACCACTTACACTTGTGTTGGGCAGTAAGCCTGTAACATCTGTGGACAGATCGATCGCCCCCAAAGAAATAGTTTGCCCTGTTAAACTCAAATAATCGTGCAGAGCAGTATCTAAGGTAACATCGGTGGAGTTATCTGTACCAGCGGCATCCACATCAAGCGTAGTGCGAGCGGTTGCGGCATCGGCATCGTCCACAAGGGTAGCTCCAAATAATGAGATGCCGTGGGCCTGAGTTAGCGACTCGTGATTACCCAGGCTGACCTGAGTGGCCCGTAGGTTGATCAATGAGGTGAGTGATGACTCGGTTGAGCCTAGGCTGGCTTGAGTAGCCAAGTGATCGGTAAGATCACCAAAAGTAACTCCTTTAGTGGTTCCTTGAGGTGATCCTGTAAGGTCATCTACATCGGTGATCGGTAAAATGTCTCCCGTTGCTGGAGTGACCCCAAGGTTAGTTAGTGCTGAAATTTTCTTATTCATTTATTTCCTGTTAATCGAATGCTAAGTATTGCCCCGCTTCCACGAGCAGAAAGTCCTCCGCCTCGGTTTGGATAACCCCGTCAGGGCCACTTGCAATGGGACCAATGATGCTGTCGGCATCTACCTCCCCGATGGAGAGTCTAAGTCCTAAATCCGGCATTATGCTTTATATAAAAGTGCGGCTCCGCTCGAAAGAGTTAGGGAAGTAAAGGGAACATAGATCACTTGGCCTGCCCCAAAAGATGTGGCATCAGCGATCAAGCCTGCCGAGTTATCCATTACGCTAGTGAGTGCGGATATTACTGAAGCCTCAGTAAATTGGACTGCTATGAAGTCACCTGCATGGGCGACTGTGTCGTTAATATAGACGCATCCATTAGCGCCCATCGAATTGTTTACATTTATTGATGCGATCCCCATGATATTAAGTGGTTGAAAGTATTGATACCCCAAAGCTGTAGCTCGGGTATGTGTTTACGGTTATTTTGTTTTGTGATTGTAGGCGTTCTGCCCGATCTATTTCTAAAAATAAATATTCCTCTGCCCTATTTTCCTCACGCATGGCGGCCTCTGTTTGGCCATCGCCCCGCAAGAAGTCGCTAAGGCACCCGGCTGTTAGGTAGTTGCTTAGAAATTCAGGAATATTTGGCTCATCAGGACTGTCAGACCCATAGGTTGGTCGAACTGCTGTGCCGAGTATAAATACGGAGGTTAATGAACTATCCGCAGGTAGAATCAAGTAACCATCGACTAGTTTGAAATCCAGTAAGATAGCATTGCGATCCGTGTATGGGTTTTTTGTCCATACCTGGTGAATTTCCATCACATCCAAATCGTTATCGATCCGTACTGCTTTATCTGCGGCAGGGTTGGATGTGGCGGCTACATTCTTTTGGGTAATTTTTAATAGTTCAGGCCATTGACAACGATGCCATGCAGTCTGCGCCCGACTATTTATTGCCTCCTTAAAAAAGAACTCATCCACACTTGTCAAAGTCGGCAAGCCTGCCGCCATTTGAAAGCGTTTTTTTAAGGAGTCAAATGTTGTGGTTCTTGCCATTATTGAACATTAGCGATACCTGCCTGAATAGGAGATCCACCCGCCTGTATATTATGCCTGCGGAACTGGCTAGGTGCGCGGTATTGCAGAACATCATTACGGAACTGTCTGCCTTGTTCGCGGACCAGGTCGATCTCTTGGATCAATAATGCTTCTGCATTTTGCTCTTCCACGGTAGCTTTTTCTGTTTGGCCATCCCCTCGAAGAAAGTCGGCATAAGCACCTTGGACCATATACTCAAAAAAGATATTGGGTATATTTTGCTCGTCTCCAGCTTCATCACCATAGTATCCGCTGGTGGCTGATCCTGAGTTTATTTCACCACGCAAATCTTTTCGATAAGTAATAAATACATTTACTGCATTTAGAGCAGTAGGTTCGATAATTTTAACGCTCGGATACCCCCCCGAGTCTAGTTCTGTAAAAAATGTATACTCGTCAGGATAACGGGTATTAGCAGGGTCTTCTTTATGAATGCGAAATACGACATTTGCATCGTTAGCTAACTTATTGGACGCTCCGTATACTCGTAAACGATTAGCGTCTGAGGTTACCACTCCAACCGATTCACCAATTACGGTGAACTGTGGCCAAGGATAACGCTCATGGGCTAGTCTTGCCCTTCGATTTACTAAATCACGAAGGAAACCAGCGTCTGTTGTTTGAAGAGATTCTAAACCAGCTAGTGCCTGAAACCTAGATTTTAGCTGGCTGTATGTTGCGGTTGCGTAATTTGCCATGATTTAATATTTTAGTGTTTTACTACTGTCTCGGGGTTGGATTTTTCAAAGTCCTTGGTGAACTGCTTATCACCCCAGCATCCAGGTCTTTCCTGTTGGTGTCTCATATAAGTGGTTAAATCAGTCACCCGAGCTAAACGAAAGTCGCCCTTGCCCCCCTCGAGGGATTTGGCCGACTTCCTGGCCTGCTCCTGGCGAGCTTCATAGTTTTTCTTTTCATGCATAGCGGCTCTTTCAGTTTCTTTACGAAGATAGTAAGCTATCTCCTGTTCAGAACTGCTACTCCGCTTGCCCCCCCTTACGATGATATTAAGACTCATTTTATAGAAAGAAAAAAGGGAGCCGGCCTACCCCTAAACCGGCTCCCCTGAATGAACACATGAAAACAAACAACTACTAATTGTCTGATATGAATGATTAAACGATAGACCCCAAGGAGCGTGGGTTAGCTACACGAAGTGTGAGCATTGTTTCACAGATCGAACGCTTTCCAGCACCGTTGTCAGGAAGATCCATAACGGAAATACCCTCAAGGAATTTTAAGGAAACGCTGTCATCATCAGGAAGAAGATAAGCACGATTTCCGTTAAGTACGCCTTCAGCAGTATTTGGGCTGAGTGTGATCTTTCCGCCGGATACATATGCACCATCACCAGCTACTCCCGACAACTCGAAAGTGTCAGCAGTTTTGTTGGCTACTGTGTGAGTACCGTTAGCGGCGTTGTTTCCAAGCACTCCGCTAATAGTTACAGAATCTCCGTCTGAAAAACCATGACCAGCAGAAGTGATTACGATTGGGTTAGCATTCGTTGCATCGGTTACTGCTTTACTGATTTGACGACCGCCGTGAAGCATAGGAATGATATCGATGCTTCCAAAATCTGAAACATAAGAAAGAACGCTTCTGATTAAGGTTTTTCCGCTAACATCCTGGGTGAACTGGAAGTTTCCATTAGAAACAGTAGAGCGGGTGTAATCGGTGATCTTGTTCATCACGGCTGGGCCGGCAAACAATTTATAGGAACCTTTGGCTCCACTCGCTTCGTATACTGCCTGAAGCAATCCACGAAGAGCAGACTCGGTAAGACTCGCAAAGTTTACACGAGATCCACTCACAGAGCGAAAGCCTTGTTTCAAGGAAGTGTCGAATGTGTTACCTACAAAAGCAGGATCACTCCATACGCCGAGGCCACACATGGTAGCACCAGCAGAAGAAGAACCAGCGGACTGGTCATTACCTGATCCAATAGCAGTCTCGATTGAGCGCTTGAGTTGGATAAGGGACTTTGCTTTGGCTGAGTTGTAGAGACCATTTTGACCATTAGGAGCGACATCGACCATCTCAGCCTGGCGGCCAATTGCGAAACGATCCTGGAGGGTTTGGACCCGGTTACCAAGACGAGCGCGGGACTCGATGAGGTTCGACATATCACTAAGAGTGTAATCGATTCCATCCGCGTTTCCTGCGATGTTTGGGTCGTTAAGGGAGTCCACCAACCACTCGTTTAAAGTTGCCTTGGGAGCAGATGATTGTGGGAGAAATGAAAACAAGGGCGTTTCAGTAGGCTCGACAGTTTTTAGAAGATTTTCTAAATTTTCGCGAGCGCCTTGGTTTGCATTTACGCTATATGAAGTTGCTATTGCCATTTTTAATAAGAGTTTTGAATTTTAATAATTAAAGTTTTAGTCGCTAAGAAATGCGGCTAAGTCATTAACCGAGAGAGTTCCTTTACGCTTAATAGAATCTTTCTGTTTCTGTTTCCGGGTTGCGGCGTTCTCCACAGGGGGAGATACATTGCCTCCATCGGTAGGAGGTGGAGCCTTGGGCTTGACCGCTTTCTTTTTTGGTGCGGTGCTTGCCTTTTGGTCGGCCTTGATCGCTTCGATACCCCTTACGAGAGTAGCGGCGATAAAGTCACCATTTGGAAGATTGTTTAGTACATGACTGTACTGCTTTTTAAGATTACCGAATAACTCCTGGCGGGTCTCTGCTAACTCACTATCTTCGTTCAACCATGAATGGGTTGTGATAGTGTCTTGTTGCCATTGCGATTTTTCAGCCAGGTATTTCTCCCGTGCTGGAATCTTTTCGGTAAGGTACTCGTCTGCCTGGGTGAGAATGTTGCGAATATCATCATCGCTGTATTCCTTGCCATCGACTTCTACATAATCCTTACCGATATTCTGCAATGCGAACTTCTTGGCGGCTTGTGCTTCCTGTTGGAGTTTCTTCAAATCTTCAAATGATTGAATGTTTTCCAGTTCAGGTTGCTTGACCGGTTCTCCTTGAGAAGTGCCTTGGGTTTTGAGGTTTTGGATTTCGGCCTTGAGTGATTCAGCAGTTTCTTCTGCTGACTTAGCCCGTGCGGTAAGTTTATTTACTTGCTTTAAGAGCTTGCCTACTGCCTTGGGGGGTTCTTCGCTTTCGCTTTCGTCGTCCTCCTCGTCAGATTCCTCTGCCTCTTCTTCTTCGGTATCTTCTTCCTCTTCGGAAATAGACTGTGAAAGAACATCTTCTTCTACCTCTGCTTCTGCGTCTTCAGAACTCTCGGTGACTTCTGCTTTCGCCTCATCGGTATTGGCCTCCTGATCCTGTTCGACTTGATCGACAAAACTTGCCGCCAAATCTTCCATGCTCAATGGGCCTCGCGCTTGATTGTCTTCTGCTCCCGTGGATTCAGCCGGAGCCTCGCTAATAACTGTTTCTGCCATAATTTCTCTGCGTTTGAAGAGTTCGCACTCTCTTACATTGTTCTGCGGAGTAGATACACCCCGCCAATGACAATTTTAACAGATGAAAATCTTAATTTTTCAGGAAATTTTAAAAACTTCCCAATTATTTATAAACTTCTCATATTTGCCCCGACTACTTGGATTGTGAGGGCATAAAGTTGCGCGGATTCCTGTTAATTGAAGGCATGGAATTAAGTACCAACAGTTCTTAGGCTCAACATAGGCCGCCACCACATCGACCTTGGTGCAATCTATTGGATCTTTCTCCTTCGATCCTGTTGCCACCGTTACCATGTACCTGCCCAATCCTCCCCGTCCCTCTTTCATTAATCCGCCTGTGCCTTTTATCTGCACTTTAAATGGGCGGCCTGCCTGGTTCATAACGATGCAGTCCTGTGGCAGATAATCTCCTAACGGGATAAAAACCTCAAGCCCCTGCCTTAGAGCTTCAGTAAAAAATATCTGCTCGTATAGGTTACCCTGTCTCTTCATCTTCGTCCGAAAGTTCTATCTCACTCTCGAACTCTAACACATCCCTCCCCAACCACTCGTTGATGTCTTTTACTGCAATTTTAGCTAACTCCAAGTCCTCGATATCGGACTCCTCAATCCAACGATTTAATAAAGCACGATGCTCGTTCTTAAACTGCTGATGCGGAGTTATCGTCATCTTTCTCATCGAGTAAAGTGATTATGCGGTGAAAGGCGGCAATCTCACCCGATAGTCGGGCAAGCTTTTCGGGGCTGTCGATGTGCTGGTAATCCATGAAATCCAATAAGCACGATTCTTTCTGCTCATTTATAAATTTAATAATGGCCTTGAACTCGGTTTGATCCTTTAAACCGGCAACTGCGTCTTGAATGGTCATGCTTTCCGTTTTTTAGGCTTTGCCTGTGACGCTTTGATGGCACTTGATTTTGGATAGCCCTTATCACCAGGCTTATTCATCCGCTCGCCCGAGCCTGCTTTAATGCGTTTCTTCTTAGCGGCGATATTTGCCCACAATCCAGGTTTCTTCTTTTTCATTACCATTTAACTTTGTCGGCCCAATAAGCCGCAGAGGTTTTACCTTTTGCGATATTTTTGGCGTGTCTGTTTTTAAAATTTGCACGCTTTTGCTTCATTGCCTGGCTCTCACCCTTCTTTGGCTTGCCAGCGGTTTTAGCACCCTGTTCGCCAAATCGAATCATTCTGTCCTTACCATCATCCTTTATCAAAACCACATGGGATTTAGTTGGATGATTGGGTGTTCTCTTGGGCTTAGAATACCCTGCAAAAGTTATTCCTCTATAGTTTATGCTCATACACTTGTGCCTGGTACATTGCCTGGTGCAGTCCCTAGCTGTCCAATTTTAGCGTTCTGCTGTTGAGTCTGCTGGAACTCTAGCTGAGAAGCATATGTTTGAAGTCTCTTCGCAAAGTTTTCATCAGATTGTAGTCTCTCCTGAACATCGGTAGCCGGTATCGCCTCGGACCCTTGGATGTACGATTCCAATACTTGCAACCTAAGTTGTGGATTTGCCCCCTTCTCGGGTGCATTAACAACCTGACCCGATGCAATCTTTGCAATGTCATTCGAGGTTTCAATAATCTCCTTCGTTGTGGCCTCCTGAGTAGGCATGATTAATTGGGATGCAAGATTAGGATCGATTGCTTCCAGTACCTTCCTTAAATACACATCAAAGCGAGCCTGACCGCTTCGGTCATACTGCGCCATCAGCTTACCTACGGTATCGAGCTTCTCGATCACTTTGCTTTCGTCTGCATTCATCGAGTTCCAGCTAATATTGAAATCATACAACTCCGCAGTTTCATCCAAAATTAACTGCGCACCCTGCTCGTTGTTCGTAACCCGAAACCAAATCATCGGTCCACTATAAGTACGATCCAAGCACCATACACGCTTGAGGATCTCCTTCCATCCACTAAGCCAGCAATTTACCAGGTGCTGTTTGAGTGTATTAGCCTCCACCGCATCGTCAGGACCAGTCGGCCGACCGGTGATCTTTTCAGCCAGCCTGCGGATATCCATCTCTACTTGGGTGGATGCCGGTGAAAACCTAGGAGTTTCCATGAATCCAACCTCCCCACGCCTACGCACTCCCAAGGTAGCACCAGGGCCTAAACGCTCAGGCCGCCTGCCAATTTGGTACTCAATCGGTGGCATGGTAGTCATCGATGCGGCATCGCGCCTTGAGTCTAACTCTGTCTTTACCGCAATCTGATAACTCTTTAACAACTCAGGGTATCCGCGAGAGTCCAGCAAACGATGGTTTAAATGCTCTCTCGTGATACATACAAATGGATATCTGCCCTCATCGTACCCGATAGGCTCATGGAACCCAGCCTCGTCCATCTCCTCGGTCCAACAGGTCTTGGTAACCACAGGCACATCATCTTCGTCCAATTCCTTACGATAAGTAGTAATTACCTTAATCAAACCTTCGTAGTGCTGACTCCCGTAGTTGTTTCCATAGTCATACGACATCATGGAGTCGCTGTAACGCTCCTCCTCGAAAAAGTCTTTTGCGAGTTTTATCGCTTCGTCTATCCATTTATCATCCCATCCCTCATTGACTTTCTGTTTTAAGGCTTCAGGTGTGTAATAGTGAATACAATGAATTGACCTGGCACTTTCCAAATCGATCACATTGCTATCCACGATCAATTCCCTGCCTAATTCATACGCTTTAACTGCGGGGCGATTAACGACCATTTTTTCGGTAGGTATTTCTGTCTCACCTGTTTCCCGAAGTTCTTTGAGCATCTTCTTGACCCGTCTCTTCTTTAGCTTTGGGAACATTGGATAGAACATCTCCTCGACCCCTTCCTTCATGTCGGGATCTTCAATAGCCAAAGCCAATTCAGGCGACTGCTCCTCTATCTGTGCCAAGCTTATAGGCTCAAACTTCCTAGTCTTCTCCTGCTTCCAGTATGTGCCAAAGAAAGTAAGGCCGTTCTGTAACAAATAATTAGCACCTATCGATGCTTCCCTCATTAACTCATCCATCGTACCCATCCGCCAACGCAAAAACTCACTCACCAGCTTGGCCGATGCAATGTCGCCCGATTCCACAGGAGCGGCGACCAGGTTGGCCTTAGTTAAAGACTGCACCAAGGTAGCCACATCTCCGTCAATTAGAGGGTTTATAAGGTTGGGATCGAGGTCACTTGCGCCGTCCCACGGAAAGGCTTCAGGTCCACTCTTTTTCCCATCTCCAGACTTGCCCGCCCATTCGTTAAAGCGAACCTCCCGAGCATCCTCGGCTTTATCCATCCACCATGACAAATTAGTCCTTGCTCTTTCGTAATCTT